TGAACGCTACGGCGTAGACACTGGAAAAGGACACGACGACAACCCCCGCGGACGACGGGAACCGGGACGGGTAGTGGCAACCCCCGCCCCGGCCCCGTGCGACCAGGAACACAGCGACCTAGCTGACCAGCGCCTCGATGTCGGACACGCCGTCGGACACGATGACCGGCACGCCGAAAGCCTCCGACGGGAACGGCGCCGGAGCGCCCGTGGCGTTCGTGGCGGTCCGCGACTGCTGAAGCTGCTTCAGCGACCGACGCGACATCACCAGGTACGACGGCCCCCGACCAGCCGGGAACACGCCCAGCAGTTCGGCCAGGTGGCTATCCGACATCGTGGCGCCACTGTCGGCGGTCACGTTCGCCAGGCGACCAACGGAGTATTTCCCGCCGACCTGGAGACCCATCCACGCCGTGATAGGCGTGTAATACGCCGGGTACGAACCGGTTGACGATCCGGCCAACCGCTGAACGACGGATTCGCCGATGTCGATCTTCCCGCCGTCGCCGGCGATCATCACGCAATCATTCATGTCGCCGGACGAACGAATCGCCCAACAACTCGAACCCGTGTCGGCGGTCGTCCCGCCGGCGGACACGACCATGTCGTCGGCGATGGCGTTTAGGTTGCCGTCATCCGGCAGCCCGTTGTAGCCGTCGGCCTCGTTGCCCGTGCCGGACAGGATCTGTTTCTCGGCATGGAAGAACGCCGACTTGAGGTGACGCGCGGCCTCGCGACCGATATACGCCTCCGGTCCGCCCAGGTAGGCGTCGGCCAGCGCTTTGTCGATTGCGAACGACGCGTCGAGAATCTTCAGGTTGATCGTCACCAGCGTATCGGCACTCGCCGTGTTTTCCAGTCCGTCACCGACGGCCCGGAACCCGACGACAGGCGCCGAGGTTTCTTTCACATACTTGTGATCCGTGCCGGGAACGACGTCCGCGGCCAGGCTCGCCAGCACCGGCGCGTCGTCCAGCAAATCGGAAATGTCCCGGTCGGCCAGATTGGCGTCGTTGATGGTCGTCAGGTCAGACAGTGTCAAAAATGCGTCGGCCATGATTCAGCCCCTTTTTAGTTTGTGTGTGCCGGACCGCGTGCCGGCTTTCAGTTGTTGTTGTTGATCCGAATTGACCGCCGCAGAACGGCAGCAGTTCGACCCATCCGCCGCGCGTCCGTGTCGACGTCCAACACGTCCGAATCCCCCGCCTCACCGCCGAACGCCAACGGCGTTTCCTCGCCCGCCGACAGGTCCGCCCGCATTCGTTCATTGTCGGACCGCAGTTTCGCCACCTCGGTCTCAAGGCCGGCCAGGTACAGGTCGCGCGCGTCATCGAACGACTTCCCCTCGGCGAACCAAACGCCGCCCCGGTCGCCGAACGCGTCGAGGAATTGCCGTTTCGGCGACGACATTCTCGACAGCCGAATCGCCGTCGTCGTTGTCGCCGTCGCCGTCGTCGTCGTCACCGTCACCGTCGCCGTCGCCGTCACCGTCAGCAATTACCGTCGCCGTTTCTTCGTCGACCGTATCGGTTTCGACTTCGTCGACAGCGCCCGCAACGTCGGCGCCCGTGGTTGTTTCTTCCGCCATGTCGTCGCCCCTTTTTGTAATTTCCAGTCCGTGCCGGTCCAGGAACCGCGCGACGAATCCCGCGACCCGGCCCGGATCAATGTCAAATTGCGTCAGCGTCGGTGCATTTGATGTCAGGCCCAGCGCGAACGACAACAGCCGGTCCGCTTCGCCGGCGATTTCGTCGCCCCGATGGAACAACCCCGCCGGATTCGCCGCCGGGTCGTCGACGACGTCCACCGCGCGGATTTCGTACAACCTGGCATGGGGAAGGTTGGCCGCGTTCGCCGGATCCGGCGACGATTCGTTTTCGGCCCTGTGGTCCCGTTCGGCTTCCAGGTCCGACGAAAACACAATCGACAGGCCGAACATATCCGGTTCGATTTCGGCCAGGTCGAGAACGTATTCCGCCAGGTTGCCATCCGGCGTTTCATGTGCCGTCGGCGAAATGTGCAGGTCGGCCCGGACGACGTCACCGTCGACCGTCGCATTTTTCACGCGGCCAAGAAACTTTCCCATCCCGTCACCCGAAAGTCCGGGATGAGTGAACCGGGATTTTTTCCCGCGGCCGGCCGCGTTGATTGCGTTGGCAGACTGGTGAAGGAACTCCCGGTCGATCCACAGGCCATGTCCCAACGCTTCGCCGCGTGTGATGACCGCCACGCCGCGGACGATACCCGCGTCGGCGTCCCCGCCGCCACGTTCGACGGCCGGACGGTCCGCACCCTTGACCGTTGTCGACCGGAACAGCACCGACGGCGCCGCCAGGTTTGCACGGTTATTTTTCGGCATCGTCGACCCCCTGTTCCGGTTCGTCGTCCGACGGCGCGACCACGTCGACCAACAGCCCGCGTTCCTTCAACGCGACGCGTTCCCGCGCCAACTGGTCAACCACGTCGATCCAGTCGTCCCCGTATTTCTCCGCGCGGATTTCCGACCGCGTCCGCAGGCCGGCGTTGATCGCTTCGACGTCGCCGCGAATCTCTTTTGCCGGATCCCACCAGGCCAGCCCCGCGGGAATCCATTCCCAATTCAGGTCCGACAACGACACGCCGGACGGCAACGACAACACGCCGTCGTCGATCCACAGCGACATCCGCCAGGCGGTCAATTTCCGCAGCACGTCTTTGACGTCGGCCCGTTTTGCTTCGCACGATTTCTGGTAGTGCAGCAACGCGCCCCGCGAACCGTAGAAATTCGTAAACGACTCGTCGAAGAACGAAAACGGAATGTCCAGCGACTTCAGCGCCAGCGAAATCATCAGTTGAGAGAACGACTGAAATTCCGACGACGGCGTTTTCGATTCCAGAAATTCGGCCTTGTCCCCCGGTTCCAGGTCCAGCAAGACCGGACCACTACCGAAATCGACTTCGTAGGGATCGGTTGAATTGTCCAGCGTGCCGGCCGCGTCTATCGCTTCGCGGTAAAACACCAGCCCGAACATTTGCGAAACCTTCGCCTTGGCGAGCGCGTAGTCCGCCGCTTCGTAGACGTCGCGGAACGCGTTGACCGCCGGCGCCAACGGCGACACGCCGCGAACCTGGTCGAACCGATCATAGAACCCGTGATGTATCACGTTTCGCGCCGGTACGACGCGGTCCATTTCGAGACCCCGGCCGCCGCGTGTCCGTTTGTGGACCGCATAGCCCAGCGCACGACCCGCGTCGTTGACGCTGACCCCGTGGACCCAGTTTTCCCCCGACGGCCGGCCCGTGTCCCGCCGCGGATCCACGACCCGGTCCGATTCGATCGCCTGAATTTTCCCGCGGACCCGCTGACCCGTCAATTTCATCAGGAACACGTCGCCGTCGACGGTCCGGCGTTCCTCGGCGAGCCGCAACAACCGTGGCAACCCGTGCCGGCCGGCGACGTCGCAGTTTTCCGGCCGTTGCCACCAGGTCATCAGCCGTTCGATTTCGCGGTCCAGCCCGTCGTCCCCTGTCCGGCTTTGGAATTTGAACGCGGCCACGAAATCCAGGTGTTTCCGAATCGCCCATGCCGCGACCGAGAAGTTCCGCGACAGGTCGCGTGCGGCGCCCTGTAGCACCTTCCGCTTCGACGCGGTCAACTTTGCGTCCTCGGACGACAACGTCGACGACGCGGCCTTGCGTTGATTCTTGGACGTCGTGGCGCCGTCGTACGAAAACCGGCGGAACAGCTTTTGCAACATTTCAGAACCCCGCCAGCGTGATTCGTGTTGCAACCGGTCGCCGGCCCGTGTCCGCCGTATCATCTGCCATCAGTTCGCGCAGTTCGCGACGCAATGCGACGAAATCGTAGACAATCGTCTGTCCGTCGATTGTCACCGTGGTCGCGCCCTGGCGAAGGATGGCGCGAATCTCTGCTATAGCCGTCGAATTGTCTGCCATGCAAACCCCGTTGTTCCGTGCTATAGCCGTCGAATTGTCTGCCATGAAACCCCCGCGCGGTTCGTCCACCTATTAGACGCGCCCGGCCGGGTTTCATGCAGGTCAGGAAAATAGCAAATAGCCTTTATTCCGCGTCCGCCCCATCCGCCCGCATTTCGTGGAATTGGTCGACGCGGTATTGACCGCACAACGAACAGGACGTCCGACGCCAGGTGATCACGTTGTACGCGTTCCCGTCGTTGTCCACGCCGTTGCACAGCATCATCGCCGGCTCGCCCGTGTACGGTTCCCGGTCAGTCGACCCGCACATTTGGCAACGCGTCAACGTCCCCGCCACGACGTCCCGTTTTTTGTTTTTCGAACCCGCCGGCCGGCCCCGCTTTCGACCCGTCGCCCGCTTCGCCTTCGCCGCCTTTTTCTTTGCCATCCCTGAACCCCTTCACCAATTGACAACCGCTTTCCGCCGCGACGGCTTCCCCCGCACCGACGCCGGCGCCGTTCCCGGCAGGACACAACCCGCCACGCTCGCCGCGACCGCCGCACCAACCAGGCAATCAAGCAGGTGATTGTCCGGCCGTTCCGGCCGCAATTTCCATTCGTCGACGACACGACCGCGGCCTTCAGTCTGAACCCGGTATTCCGCGACCAGGTGGTCCGTTAACATTCGATGTTTCGCCGGCCGCTTTCCGAACAGCGACAGCGACCCTTTGTCGCCCAACGGGACCGCCAGCCGGCCCTGGATGAACGATTTCCAGTAGTTCGTATCAAATGCAACGTGTCGCGCCGTCCGCGTTCCCGTAATCGACGGGATCCGCCAGTTGTGTCCCAACCGGTCGCCGCGTTTCCGCTTGTATTCGGAAAACGGTTTCGACGACGCCCCGACATAACGCCCGTGTGCCGGCATCACCGCCGCGTTGTTCGTCGACCTGGCGAATTGGTAGACGACGTCGGTTTGCCAGTTCGCATCGACCAGCAGTCGACCGATTTTCAATTCTGCCCCGTCTTCCCGCTGCCAGGCCCGCGAACACAGTTCATCAGTACACGCGTTCAGGCCGGCGAAAATCGCCCCCTCGATTCCCGACCCCTTGAACCGCCGGCCCAAGGTCCGCGACACGTCGGACAACGCCCAGTATTCGCGGCCCTGGTCAGGAAATCCGCCGTAGTCGAGAACGTATCCCGTGAAATCGTCCGCCCATGCCACGACCAGCCAGAACAGACACCGTTGTTGAACGTCCACGAACGCCGTCAGGTTGTCGATTCCCAACGGCAACACGCCACGCGCCAACCCGTTACACCGCGTCGAGATTTCATCCGACGTCAACAGGTCGCCCGATTCGTCGGCCGTCTTCGGCGCGTTCTGGTACTCCGACCAGAACGACGACGGGTCCGTCAGGAATTTATTCATGGCATGCTGAACCGCCGACAGTTCATCCGGGTTGTGCCGTTCGGTCCAGCCGACCCGCGCCCCAACGTCCATTGCCGCCCGGTTCGATTTGTAAAACGCCGTCGCCGCCTTCCCGCCGTCGCCGCCCTGTAACCCCGACACCCGGATTTCCTGGTATTCGTCCCACAGCTTCTCGTCGGTAGGGAATTCGTACAACATGCGGAACCGTTCGCCGTTCCACTCAGGATGCAATTCCCGGTCGAGAATCCGGTCGGCCATATCGCCCGGTGCAATCACCGTACACGGCATGACCCCCGCGATTTTCGAACCAGGACCCGCCATCCCGAGAATCGCCCCGGCCAGAATGGATTCCCGCGCCGCACATTGTGAAAACGACCGCGCGGATTCGTCCGTTTGCGGATCGTCGATCACGACCAGCGACGGCCGGACCTGGCGACCGTCCGGCCGCTTGAATTTCATTCCCCGGATCCGGCCCGTGATGCCAGCAACCCGGACGACGGCCCCCGCCGCGACGGATCCGGCGACCGTCGGTAACACAATCTCTTTTTGCGTCCAGGTCAATTGTGTCCGCACCCCGTCGCACGTCTGACCCGCGGACCGGTTGTGGATTCCGTCCAGCCGGCGAACCGGCTCGCACACTTCCGGAAAGTCCTC